AGCTTTTTAGAGAAAAAAACAGAAACACAAATACAATTAGAAGCAAACACAGTAAACAAGGAATGGGTAACAGTTAGTTGTAAGCGTTCAAGGGGTTATGCCTTTGAAACCTTTAGCTTTAGTATTAACGAGTTTGGGCTGCCATTTGTAGTGGGAGAAATATATGACCCATTAGAATATTTTGTAACAACTAAAAAGAAACTACTATGAAAACAGTAAACAGTTTAAGTGGTGGTAAAACATCAAGCTACATAGCGGCTAATTACCCAGCTGATTATAATGTGTTTTCTTTAGTTAGAACAGACGATAAAAGATGTATGTTTCCAGATAATAAGATAAGACAACAAGTTAGTGATAGGTTAGGAACAGAGTTTATAGGCACATTAGAGGATGACACTATAATATATACTATGTTAGATTTAGAGCAGTATATAGGTCAAAAGATTGATTGGGTAACTGGTAAGACTTTTGACAAGGTTATTGATAGAAATGGAAAAACATATTTACCAAATGTAACTCAAAGATTTTGCACTACAGAAATGAAACTACAGCCTATTTTTGATTGGTGGTATAAAGAAATAAACGAAGTTGTTGAAATGCGAATAGGTTTTAGAGCAAACGAACATAACAGAGCAAAAACAATGTTAAGTAAAACAAATGATAATGGTAATTCTACTTTTAAAACTATTGTTGGAAAAAGAGGAACAAGAAATAAATGGGCAGATATAGAATGGCAAAAACCTATGTTCCCATTAATTAAAGATAATATATACAAAGACCAAGTAGAAAAGTATTGGAAAGATAAAAATGTAAGATTTGCTTATATGAATAATTGCGTAGGTTGTTTTCATAGGAACGAAGTGCTACTTAAATTAATGAGTGATAAGCACCCAAATAAATTTAATTGGTTTATTGAGGCAGAACAAGAAACTGGATATAATGTTCGTACTTTTAAAAACGGAATTAACTATAGACAAATTAAAAACAGTTTTAAACAAACAGAATTATTTGACGATGACTTTAACGAATGTGACAGCGGATATTGTGGATTATAAATAAATAAAGAATGAAAAAAAGCCTTGTTGAAATAGCCTATTTAAGACACCAAGATTGGTTAAGAGTTGTGTATGCCTTTGGCTGTAACAAAAGCACCGCAGAGGACATTGTACAAGAAATGTACATACAACTGATACAAGATGTAGATAAAGGGTTAGACCTATGGCATAATAACGATGTAAACATATACTACTGTTGGAAAGTATTAAGAGGCATATACTTAAACACCCACAAAAAGGAAGCAAGGCAAATAAAAGAATACATAGAAGAAATAGACGAACTGAAACAAGCAGAAGATTTAGGAATAGACGAAGTAGAATACGCTAAACGCAAAGACCAAATAGATGGCATATTAGATGACCTATACTGGTACGATAGAAAAGTATTTGAGATATGCGCAAGTGGTAAAAGCGTAGCAGCATTAAGTAGAGAAACTGGTATAAGTTATTACTCACTTTATAACACATACACAAACGCAAAGAAACATATAAAAGAACAGCTATGACTACTAAATTTGAGAAAGATTTAAAAAATGGTAAAGAGTATGAGAGTAAAGCCTTATTGCATATTCAGCAAAAATATCCTAAAGCATACATAATAGATGGTTATTGTTTGGATTGGGATATATATATACCAGAATTAGAAATAGGTGTTGAAGTTAAAAGCGATGCGCAATATAAAGTAACTGGAAACTTTTATGTAGAGTATTCTTGTAATGGTAAGCCAAGCGGAATTGCATCCACTAAAGCTGATATATATTATGTTTATTTAGATAAATTATATATTATTAAAACAGAGGACTTAAAAGATAAATGTAGAAAATATATAAACACAAGTCGAGATAAAAAGGGCGGAGATAATATGGCGAGTAAAGGAATTATATTACCATTAAATGAATTATTATGAAATTAGGAGATTTAGTATATTACATTACTTACTATACTGGCATACGTTGGATAGTAAAAAAAATTAGCAAAGCACTCGGAAAAGATTGCGGATGCGACAAACGCAGAGATGAGTGGAACGATATAGATTTAGACTTATGGAAATAGAACACAGAAAACAATGGGAACAATTTAAGGCAGAGGTTACAAGCAAACTAACACAACCACAATACAAGCTATTATGTAAGCTTCACGCAAAGTATTTTAATCATCACTATTATGAGCCTTGCAGTTGCAGACCCAAAGAACTAAAACGATGGATAGCCGATATTGACAGACTATACAATAAATGATAAAAAATGTACACAAGTGGGAACAAGCTGTAATAATGCTTTTAAATTTAGATGGATGGAACTTAACACATACTGGCGATGGCTTTGAGCATTACGATGCAATAGGCACAAGCCCTAAAGGAACAGAGGTAGTAATTGAAATGAAGTTCAGAAACAAATACTACAAAGAAAAAATGTTAGAGGTGTACAAGTACGACAAGCTAATAGAAACTGGTAAGATAGCCCTATACTTTGTGAATGACCCTAAAGGTAATTATATGTATTGGCTAAACAACCTAACAGACTTGAAGAAGAAAGATATGTACTGCCCAGACACAACGCTATGGACTAAAAAGAAACTATTAAAGCCTTGCTACTTGCTTGACGAAGCACAAGCATCAATAATTAATTTAAACGGATTTACAAAATAGCTTGTTTATAATTTGTTTATAATAAAAAAAGTTTTGTATATTGCGGTATGAAAACACAACTACAAGACTTAAAAAAAGAGCTTCAACAAATAGAAGCCACGCTACACCACCTTAATAAAATGGAAGGGGTTACTGAACGTATGAAGAAACGTTTAGAAGATAGAGAACTATATATAAGAAGTATAATTTATAACATACAATAACAATGAAAAAGACAAAGACTGGATTACATATCCAAACACGCAAAAACAGAATTGAGGTACTAACCCAAAAAGAGTTAGAACAACAAGAACAAAACAGACAAAACACAAGAGCATATATAATTAGATTAGCTATATTATTATTTGCTTCACTTACGTTTGTATTAGGGTTTATATATGGCGCAGCACAATAATGGACTTACTACAAAAGCAAGCATATAATCTGTGGTTTAATTGGTTAGCCGATAAGATAATGGAGTGGAAAGATGCCAAGCCATTAAACAATGACTTACGCAACTGTATCAAAGCTATGAACGAAATAGGTACATTTGTAAATGGTTTGCGTACAGAGGTTGAGGTACTACACAAAAGAGTGCAGCTAATTAGACAACAGAAGAACGAACTTATACAAAAACAACAAGAAGAAATAACACAATTAAAAGACGATTTAAACAAATATCAAATGCACTATATAGACGAACCAGACGCAGTAAGCACTTGTAGAATGTGCGACACAGAAACAAACGGACAGACATACTGCTCCGAAGATTGTAAAAACTATGACCTTGAATAATATGGATAAGATAAAACTATTAGACGGAAAACAATACGACAGAGCAGAACTGCTTAAACGTATGGAAGATGACACCTTTTACTATGGGGAACTAAATACCCTTGCTTTAAGTAGTAGTAGCCTTAAACAGCTTCTATCAAGCCCAAAGACATATAACTTTAGTTTGAAGTATGGTAGTGGCGAAAGTCAAGCCCTACGAGATGGGTGGCTATTTCATACCGCTATATTAGAGCCAGAGGTATTTGCAGCACAAACCTTTATAGATGTGCAAAGCAAGAACACAAAGAAGTTTAAAGAAGCTAAAGCAGAAAACCCAAGAGTGTTTACAATGAAAGAGCGCAACGATGCTGATAGGCTTGTAGATGCGTTCTACAGAAACGAACACGCAAAGGAACTAATAACCAAAGCAGAGTTTGAGATACCAGCTATTGATAATGTTAGTGCTGGAGATTTTACAATGCCCTTTAGAGGTAAGGCAGATGTATTAGCCACTAATAGAATAGTAGATTTGAAGACATCATCTTCAAGCGTTAAAGACTTTCACTATTCAGCACAGAAATATTCTTATGATGTTCAATGTTATCTGTATTGCAATCTCTTTAAAATGAACCATAAAGATTTCTATTTTTTAGTATTGGACAAGGGAAGTCTTGACATTGGGATTTTTAACTGCTCTGAAAACTTTTATTTTAGAGGCGAAGAAAAAGTAGAAAAAGCACTACACCTATATAATCAATTCTTTATAGAGGGTGCAGATTTAGATAACTATTGTTTAACTGGAGAATTATAAAAAATGAAATTAGATTTAAAGATTGAGTATTTAGGAAAGAAAGAAAGAAAAGGAGATACAGAAAAGGATATGTACCACCTATCGTTTAAGACGTACAACGCAGAGATTAATGGTAAGTTTGAACGTAGTGAGATACGACACCTTATACAACAATTAGACAACGCTATAATATGAGAGCAACATACTTACACTACGAAAACGGAAAAGGCTACGATGTGATAGACTTTATAAAAGACTACAACCTTAACTTTAATAGGGGTAATATAATTAAGTACGTTTGCAGAGCTGGAAAGAAAGACAACGAACTAAAAGACCTTGAGAAAGCAGCAGACTACCTAAAGCGAGAGATAGAATACATAAGAAACGAACAAGAGAAATGGATAGAGAAGAACAAGTAATAAACGAAGTAATAAGCGACAAGCACCTTAACTATTTAAAGTGTGTGCTAATAAGCCAATTACTATTAGAGGCTAACGATGACCTAAAAGGTAGTAAAGCGTTTAAACAAAACGTAAAGTATCAAGTAGGTAAGACAAACCAAATATTAGAACAAGTCTACCAAGAGGGGTTTAATACAGTATACCACAACAACCCAGAGATGTGCATAAACGTACTAAACAAAATAGACGGACTGATACACAAAATAAAAACAGCCACCATAGACGAGTTAGTAATGATAGACGCATTAGTAGACCAATACTTTAACAACAAGGAAGAAATAAACGAAACCCAAACAGCAGAATTTACAAAGATAGACTAATGGATAAGCCAATGAAAATATTAAACTTATACGCTTGTTTAGGTGGCAATAGATACAAGTGGGATGAGGTTACAGACGTTGAGGTTACAGCAGTAGAGTGGGATGAAGAACTTGCAAGACTTTATCAAGAACGCTTCCCACAAGACACAGTAGTAGTTGCAGATGCACACCAGTATTTATTAGACCATTACAAAGAGTTTGATTTTATTTGGAGTAGCCCACCTTGTCCAAGTCATAGTAGAATGAATTACACTTTTAAAAATAGAGATAACTTTAAATTAAAATACCCAGATATGAAGCTTTATCAAGAAGTGATTTTTTTAGATAATTTTTTTAATGGTAATTATGTAATTGAAAATGTTATACCATATTATGAGCCACTAATACAAGGAAATAAAAGAGGTAGACATTTATACTGGGCAAATTTTAAACTTCCCAATATATTAAGTAATAGAACACCGCCAAATATGAATTGTAATAAAAATATAACTAAAAAAGTTTCTCAACAATTTATGGAGTTTCACTGTGTAAGTTCTTTAATAAAAAAATATAAAGGAAAACAAGATAAAGGAAAAATAGCAAGAAACCTTGTAGACTATGAAGCTGGTAAGACAATATTAGAAACTGCAATAGGAATAATAAAAAAACAAAACGTAAAACAAACACAATTATTTTAGATATGAAACTACAAACAGTAAGAGATACAATTAAACAAACAACAAACATAGACATCTTTGAACAAACAAGACGCAGAGATGTAATAGAAATGCGAAGCGTAGCAAACTACTACCTATATAAGATTAGCAAGATGCGACTTATGGAAATAGTAAGAGAATACGAAAAGAACAACTACAAAACAACACACGCTTCAATAATACATAGCTTAAACACCTACGACCAACACAAAAGGTATAACCAAGAATTAGAACTAATGTACAAAGCCCTAATAGGCGATAATAGATTATACGTTATGGAACAGATACCAAAGGCTACAGAAAAGCAAATAGAACAGATAGAAGAAATACTGCTATGAAAATAACAAATGAAGACAATATGGAACTAATGGCAAGGTATGAGGATAAATACTTTGATTTAGCTATTGTAGACCCACCTTATGGAATTGGAGTAGATGGAAATAAAGAACAAAGATGGGCAGATGGAAGTTTAAAACGAAAAGCACACAAACTAAAAGGTTGGGATAGTGACATTCCAAGTGAGCAGTATTTTAAAGAATTGTTTAGGGTAAGTAAAAACCAAATAATATGGGGGGGTAACTATTTTACAGAGTATTTAAAACCTACAAAGGCTTGGGTTTTTTGGTATAAAGCACAACAAGGTTTAACAATGAGTGACGGAGAGTTGGCTTGGACAAGTTTAAAAAAAGTTACAAGAATGTATACGTTACATAGAACCTATTTATGGCAAGAAAAACCACAACACCCTACTCAAAAACCAGTTAAACTTTACGAATGGCTGCTTATGAATTATGCCAAAGAAGGAGATAAAATATTGGACACACATTTAGGTAGTGGCTCAATAGCAATAGCTTGTCATAATTTAGGGTATGATTTAACAGCTTGTGAATTAGATAAAGACTACTACAATGCAGCAATAAAAAGAATAGAGCAACACAAAGCACAACAAAGGTTATTCTAAAAAAAAGTAATTATGTTTATATATTAGTAGCTTGAATAATCAAGTTTTATCAAGATAAAAGATATGAGCGAAAATCACGGAGGTAAAAGACAAGGTGCTGGTAGAAAACCAAAAGCACAAGAGCAGAAACTAATAGAACGGTTAGATGCTATAATAGACAAAGACGAAGCATTAGGTAAGTTAGGGGAGTTAGTAACAAAAGGCGATATGAGGGCTTTACAACTGTATTTAGGCTATAGGTATGGTAAACCTAAAGATAGCGTAGACATAAACTCTTCAGAGGGCTTAAACATTAATTTTAGAGATTTATTAAAATTCGTTGATTAAGGTAAAAAAGAAATATATGCCTATTGTACAAAGCGACAGTAGGTACTACATTGTAAGTGGCGGGCGTGGTTCTGGAAAGTCATTTTCAGTAAACGCCCTTTTGGTTATGCTTACTTACGAACAAGGGCATACAATACTATTTACACGCTATACATTAACATCTGCATATATATCTATCATACCAGAGTTTATAGACAAGCTTGAACAGTTTGGCTCAATAGAACACTTTCACATAACTAAAGACGAGATACTAAACAAAAAGACTGGAAGCAAAATAATATTCAGAGGTATTAAGACTTCAAGTGGCGACCAAACAGCAAACCTTAAATCATTACAAGGTATTACTACTTGGGTGGTTGATGAAGCTGAAGAACTAACAGACGAGCAGAAGTTTGACACCATAGATTTGTCGGTAAGAGAAAAAGGCTTACAGAACAGAGTTATACTAATACTAAACCCAACAACTAAAGAGCATTTTATATACAAGCGTTTCTTTGAGGACAGAGGGGTACAAGAGGGAAGCAATATAACCAAAGACAACACAACCTACATACACACCACATACATAGACAACATAGACAACTTATCTAAAAGCTATATAGACCAAATAGCACAAATGCGTGAACGTAGACCAGATAAGTATAAACAACAAATGTTAGGTGCGTGGTTAAACAAAGCAGAGGGGGTTATATTCAGTAACTGGACAATAGGGGAGTTTAAAAGGTACAGCGTTAGTGTGTGGGGTCAAGATTACGGTTTTGCAGCAGACCCAAGTACACTTGTTGAGGTAAACATAAACACAAGCACAAAGACAATCTATTTAAAAGAGTGCTTTTACTTACCAAGATTAACAACATCACAAATAGCAGAGTTAAACCAGAAACACGCAAAGGGTGGTTTAATTGTAGCTGATAGTGCAGAGCCAAGACTAATAACAGAACTTAAAAGACATTGTAACGTAAAGCCAAGTATAAAAGGGCAAGGTAGTGTAACATACGGAATAAGCCTATTACAAGACTATGACCTTGTTATAAGTCCAGACAGTACAAACCTCATCAAAGAACTAAATAACTACTGCTGGTTAGAACGTAAGAGCAACACACCAATAGACAAGTACAATCACTTAATAGATGCAGTTAGGTATGCAGTAGGCTATCAATTACAAAATCCAAATAGAGGTAAATACGCAGTACATTAACCACTAAAATAATTTGAAAACGTTTATATATTAATATGAAAGTTAATTTAACTATACCAACAACACTCAACGAGATAACTTTAGGGCAGTACCAAGAGTATGCGAAATTAGCTGATTTAAGTGAAACAGACTTACAACTAAAGACCATTGAGATATTCTGTAACGTGCCAGAGTTAGTGGTTAGAAATATGAAAGCCACAGACATAGTAGAGATATGCAGTATTATAAATGGTATGTTTGACACAAAGCACCAGTTGATAAATATGTTTAAAATGAATGGTGTTGAGTATGGGTTTATACCAAGCCTTGAAGATATGTCTTTTGGCGAGTATGTAGACCTTGATACTTTCATAGGCGATAACGATAATCTGCACAGAGCAGTAAACGTACTATACAGACCCATAGAACACAGAAGCGGAAGCAGATACACCATAAAAGACTACGAGCCTAACAATAGCGAGCTGGCAAAAGATATGCCTTTAGATGCTGTACTTGGTGCGGTGGTTTTTTTTTACAATTTAGGCAAGGACTTATCGATAGCTATGCTGAACTCTTTGGACAAGAAGAACGAGGAGATTTTAGCGCAG